GGCGCTTCTATGAATATCGAACAGCACCGCCACCACCAGTAAGTCTGCTGCCCGACATTTGTAGGAATGGAGTTCTTGATACTTACTTCCAGTTGCTGAAAGATTCCTGGAACACTGCACTTGAAGTTATTGAGCCACCCAAAGAAGAAATCCGTAGCGGACTTCCGCCGTATAAGAAACCAGTAATTGCAAAGCTACGTGGTCCCCAAACAAGGACAGCTGAAGAATTGTGGGAACAATTCAAAACTAGAAAGTCAGGACTTCTAAAAGACCCAACAGGCACAGGAAAAACTTTCATCGCTGGGCGGTTGATACGTGCATGGATAGATAGTGGTTATGTTGAGAAGAACTCAGTCTCTCCTTGGCCAATTCTTTATGTAACCAAAGCAACAGTCGTTGAACAGACTCAGCGGGTGCTTACTGATCTATTCGGACTGGACTGTGTAACAACAGTTCATGTCATAAACATAGAACAGTTGAGGTCTAAGTTAGGAGAACAGTTCATCCGAGAAACTACTAAGGTAGTGAACGGGGAACCTATCATTGAACTTGAATGGATACCATTCATCAATCCGTTGATAATTATTTGGGATGAATGCCATATTCTCAAGAATGAGGGCACTCAGCAGCACAACATAGCCAAGAACTTCCAGCGCCTGCTGAAGAAATTCCCAGCAATCCGCCAGTTATTCATGTCCGCAACTCCATTCATGAATGTTGCAGAGACAAAAGTATTTACTTTGTCCACAGAGATTCCTTATCTCGGATTCACCAAGAATGCTCAGCCAATGACAGAGTTTGATTGGCCGTCATGGAGCAGACGTATTGCAGCGCCAGCACACCCACTTGAATTTGCTCCTGCTGCAATGCAGAGATACATGGACGCGGTGAAGGACTTTGTCTTCATCTCTAAAAACATTCGTCGACAATTCAAAGGATACAACAGGGTAGAACTTGTGGACTTCCGCACCCAGAAAGGAATGGATTTCTATGCGGAATCTTGGAATAGATTCCTGGAAGAATGCGCCAAGATAAATAAGAATGTTCCGGGTGGCAGGTTCCTAGAACTTGTTGCTCTATTGAAGCACCGGATAGCAGCAGAGTATGTTCATGCTACTGAACATATGTCTGAGGATATTATGGCAAGGATCAAAGCAGGGTTCTCGGTGTGTGTTGGTTGCAGCTTCAAACCAACGATCGCTCATCTAGCCTCTGAGTTGACATCTAAGTTCGGCATCCCACGATCTAGAATCTCTCTTATCTGGGGAGGAGATCAGTCTCTAAAGTTTGAGATTCCCAGTGCAGAAGAAGCTAAGTCAATCTTGAAGAAGATAGCAATGGAACAACATGCAACAGCTTCGGATTACAAACGACTGGAGATATATCTGAAATACAAGGAAGCAGAACCGGACGAGAAAGAAGATCAGTTAAGACTTCGTGATCTCTACAAGACTCTTGAACTAGGACCGCAAAGCAAGCAAGATCGGCAGAAAGAAATCGATAGGTTCCAGCGTGGCAAAGCAGATATATGTATCTTCACCTTCAAGTCTGGTGGAGTAGGATTATCACTGCATCATACGGATGATCTCACCAAGGAGAAAGTTAGGAGGAAAGAAAGTGGGTGGGCTTATGTAGAAGACATCCCGAAGATTCCAGTGAAGCCTCGAACAAGTATTCTATTTCCAACATGGAGTGCAGTAGAACTTGCCCAAGGAATAGGTAGAGCACCGCGCTTGACAAGTCTAAGTGATACTAACCAAGTCATTATGGGATTCCGTGATACTGTCGAAGTGAAAGTTCTTGCAGGCGTTGGAAGGAAACTCAAGTGCTTGAAGGTAGTAGCAAAAGAAGATAGTGAATCTTTCGCAGGAGCTATCTTCAGCAACGATGGGAGGATAGCCTGCGATTACAAACAAATAGAAAACCAAGTAGATACATCAGTAGCAGAACAAGACGAAGACATTAACGACGACGACGAAGAAGATTCTGAATAACCAACCAGCCATATGACAACATCAGAACTCAAAGAAAGAATCCGTGTCCTCAAGATGAACGGAGTATCAGGCACTCCAATAAAAGTATTGGAAGATCAGTTGCTAGAGAAGTCTATGAATGCAGGAAAGCAGAATGGCTCTCTAAGGTTATCAACTGATCAATGGCTCCAGCGTTTCATTACAGCAGACCCACAGATGATCAAGATGAAAGAACGTGTTAGGAAGTTAGCACCGTATAATGATTCGATCTTGATTCTTGGGCCAACCGGCACAGGAAAAGAACTAATTGCTCAGGCGCTGCATGGTGATAGAACTGGACAATTCATTTCAATCAACTGTGCTGGATTACCAGTGAATCTAGTGGAGCATGAATTGTTTGGCTCAGTTAAGGGAGCATTCACAGGATCAGATAGAGATAAGCAAGGATTAATGGCAGCGGCCAATGATGGAACATTGTTCCTAGATGAAGTCGGAGAACTTGTTCCGGAGATTCAGGCTAAGTTCTTGAGAGCCATAGAGACAATGCATATCCGCAGAGTAGGTAGTAATCTGAATGAAGAAATCTCTTGCCGCTTTATTGCAGCAACTCAGCAGCCACTGGAAACATTCATCAAAGAGCGGCACTTCCGAGAAGATTTGTATTGGAGACTCGCTAAGTTTACGCTGCGGATTACTTCATTACAAGAACGCCCTGGAGATATTCCACTAATCGCAGAGCACTACTACAAGAAACCTTTCCTGTGGCTAGATAAGATTAATCTCTCTGGTAATGTTCGCGGAATTCAAACAGCAGTCCGCACTGTGCAGATACTAGGAGAAGATGAGCTGTAAGAATAAGTAGTATGTTACTTTTAATATCCAGACTTGGCATGAATCCTGCTTATTAAAAATTACATATGCCTCTATCCCCAGAAGAACTTCTAATACAAGAGAAGATTTCAAACTTCGATCAGAAATATCCTCTCAGTGAGGAGATTGTTGCAGCAGCGAAAACAATCTCAGAGAAGATTGAACGTCTTCCAATAACCCGTGCAGAGAAGCAGGCTTACTTAGAGCGGTTGATTGAACCAATCGAAGGGAAGAAACGTAAATGGAGGTTTGGAACAGTGGCTCCATATTACAATTACCGCTCAGCTGCGGAATTAAAGATAATCCTTGACGCTATGTTTGATGATCAGCAGCACGATAGAAAAATTCTATTCACTGATCAGCAACGCACTGCTTCGTCTTTGTATGCGAAAGTAAACCAGGGCTGGAACTTCCTGATAGATAAAATGGACGAGTCCGGGAAGTATAGATTCCTCCGGGATTGGTTAAGGATTAGGAGGGAAGAAGATGGAATAGCTCTGCGCTGGAGAGATGGGATTAGGGAGCGAGATAAAGAACCGAAAACAAACTACAGTGTTCTTGTTGAGGAGCGGCACAATCCTGGGCCTACCATCGAGATGAATACTCCAAAGCCAATAGAGCCAGAAGTTCCCCAAGCAATTTGGAGAGAGAAGCTAGACAACTTCATTGAGTCCGCGGAGAATAATAAAGTATTAGACTTGCGCGGAATCCAGATAACCGAAGATCAAAGAGAAGGTGTGAGGCAACTCTTTGAAGATTTAGCAACAGAGGATTTCCACTTGATTATACTGGAGCCAACGAGAATTAAAGTCTTCAAAGGAAAACTTCCGGAGAGAGCTTTATGACTCCGAAAGAATTACTTGGCTGGAGTGTTGAAGATTTGGAGAAGCTATCTCAGGCTGAGCTGGAGAAAATCTTTGAGCCTTACCTGAGAGTAACTAGACCGCTGGGCAAGACTGAAGATAACGACAATAGCAAAGGTCCAATCAAACCACCGCCAAAGAAGTTTACTCCGAAGCAGAAGGAGATGCAAATCCTAGAGAAAGCTAAGAGAATACTAGCAGAACATGACCACTAAACACGTATTCATTATAGATGCATCTGCGCTGGATAAAGCAACATGCATCCGTAATTTATTCTGGACAGTAGTGCAAGGTTATCGAGAACCGGTGCCGCCTCAAGACCTTGTTTACGGTTCAGCGTTCCATAAGTTTGCTGAACTGCTGGATAAGACAGATGGTAATATCGCTATTGCTTTGAAAGCTGCGAAACGAATCTATAGGCCAGAACATTACAAAGCGAAAGAGAAGAAAGCCTACATGACGCCAGAGCATCTGACGAATACTTGTATGGAATACTTCTTGAAATGTTGGCAGCCAGTTAAGGAAGGAAAGTCAGCGGATAGCTTCCGCGTGTTCAAAGTAAATAAGCAACCGCTGGTTGAAATGAAGTTCTGCATTCCGTTCTACTCTTGTTCCATGTTTGAAATCCTATTGGCTGGCACAATAGATAAGCTGGGACAGTTCGGCGATTCTGGTGTTTGTGCAATCGGAGACTACAAAACAAGTTCCTCTTGGAATCATAACGATTACTTCACTCCCTACAAAACAAGCCAGCAGTTCAGAGTGTATTCGCTGGTGATTAAACTTCTTGCAGACAAGTATCCACAAAGCATCTACGCTCATATGCTGCGGCACCGCTTGTCTTACTTCATCGAAGCTATATTCGTCTCCGCAAAAGAAACTCAGATTCAACGCTCCACAGTCTTTCATGTAAAGCCAGCAGACTTAGAAGTATTCCACAACATGCTCAAGAGTCTTGTGGACAAACTGGCTTTCTGGATTCACAAGTGGCTTATTGAAGGATGCCCGCAGAATACTTTGTGGCTTCCGCCTGAAGGCACGCTGAATGGTTCTTGTAAACAACCTTACGGTCATTGTCCATTCATCCATGCTTGCGGAAGTCCAGACAGTATTGGAACTTTATCTATCCTGAGAAATTGTTTCAAACAGAAGCCATACAATCCCCTTGAGTGGGGCACTGAATATGACAACGCAGACCACAAGCCAGTTTAAGGCTCATCTCATAGAAACAAATCAGAGGATCATCAATGAAGCCTTCCCAGGTGTTCCCGAACATGTTACTCGTCATTACGCAAAGATGCTTACGTTTGAATACTTGGTTATCCTGAAGAAATACATTCGTCTTCTTCAAGAAGAACAAGCTCTCAGCAATGCGTCTAAGAATTAAATACGAAGCTGCTGTCCTACTCGGCTTCCGGTATTACTCTTTCCTCCCGAAAGGAAATACAGCAATCAAAGTGCATTGTCTAGTGATTTACTTGATTCCGTTCCTACCAATAATCCTATCCCTCAAACAATATGTATATCCCAGCACAATCGAAAAACCTGAAAGATGAAACGTTTCCACAAATCCGCCTCGGCTTACAAGGTGAGCCAGGAACCGGCAAAACATTCTCGGCGCTGACATTTCCTAATCCAGTCGTCGTAGATATTGATCGAGGTTTAACAGCATTTGCCGGACAGGAAATTATCAGCGTTCCAATCTGGAATCCTCAGTGGTGTGCAGAATTCTGCGCCACAGAAAAACTTCAATTACGCACGCATCAAGCCCATCCAATTAATAGGAGAGACATTCTCATATATTGGATGGAACGTCATGCTGCGAAACTTCAAGATACTCAGACGCTGCTGTTAGATTCGTGGACTGGAATCCAAGATTACTTCGATCTGCAAACTAGGTTGGAGCCAGTCTATACAAAACAGGGAGAAGTAGATGAATATGCTTTCTGGGATCAGAAGATTGATTTCTCCAGAAAGCTCTGCGGAATACTTGGGACGCTTCAGTGTCATGTTGTAGTCACGTTCCATGAAGCACGAGAACGAGACAAAAAGACTGGAGCCATCCTCAGCAAGATGCAGCCGCTGATGCAGGGTAAGTTTGTTACTCGATTGCAGACTTACTTCACAGATTTCTTCCGCTGCTTAACGTTCGATCGATTGGATAAAGATAACAAACCAATCATTGAAACGCTGCCAGATGGAAACAAACGAAAGCTAGTAGATTACTTCTGGCAAACTCACAGTGATTCTGACGGCAACTTGAAGTGCAGGATGATTAATGCTCCAGATTTCATCAAGTTTCCTACGTTTGAATTCTTCAAGAAAGGTTACGCAAAATGAAGACAATAGAGAAGCGGCATCCAGCTTTTACAGATGATGACCCAATGCCCTTTGGGAAATACAAAGGAGAACGTCTGGAAGAAGTTCCTTCAGAATATCTCCATTGGTTGTGGCACGAAACAGACGTGCATCAACGAAATCCTCCATTAGCAAATTACATCTGGAATTCCCAAGAGGATATCAAGTATGATCTTGGAAACAAATTCATCAAGTTCTAATTTCCTCCTTATTAGGAGAAACGTATCCCGCCTGATCGTATGCAGGCACAAACGCAATACAACAAAATAACATATATGCCAGTAATAAAAAGATCAGAGTTAGTTCAGTCAGGTAACGTCCCACTCCCATATGATCGCTATTCTGCGATTATCAAAGAGGTCACAGTAGAATCCTCAGCAAAGGCCCAACGCCCAATGTTGAAGTTCGCTTGTGAAGTTGTTGCTAAAGAGCCAATCCAAATTGGTGACATTAAGGTTGATCCCAATGGCACCGGGTTTGATCTTTACTTCATGCTCGACAATGACAAAGCATTGGCGGGATTGCTGGAAGTTCATTCCCGCTTGGGACTTCCAGAAGAACTGGACACAGACTCTCCGAATACGAAACAGTATGAAGGAATCTGTTTCGATATATTCTTGAAGTCTGAGAAGAACATCAAGAGGAAACCTCTTACAGAGGAACAACGTCAGCGCGGTGAAACCGTAGGGCAGCCATTCCTTGATGCTGCCGGAAAAGAAATATCCTTGGGCTACCGCGTTGAAGCAAGAACTTGGGACATCATTGGACGTTCTGCTACCCAAGTTGCTGAACGACCCTATTAATCTTAGTTGTGACATTGGCCGGATGCTGCTGTTCTTGATCGCCCAAGAACTGTTCAGCAGTTATCCAGCACTACCTATTAGTAACGAACCATGTCACACTACGGCCTGTTTGCCGTAGCCAAGGAGAAAGAACAATGAACTAAGCCTTGTTCTCAAAGATAGCCTCCTAGACATTATGCTCTGGGAGGCTATTCTTTTCCCTACATTTATGATTGACATTAAAACATTAAGTCGCACTGCAACAAAGATTTTTAATACAGGTGTTGGACTTATCTTTCACCCGGAAGGGAACGTTACGTTCTGCGATTATGATAAAGAAGGCAACATGATAGAATTCATGGGGTTTCCCTCTGTTGATAAAGCACAGTTATTCATCCTGCGGCATAGTGTTGCCGATGAAACAATATTGAACTCCGTCCGAAACGAGAAAGAAATGATAATGGCTGATGCAATGAATTCGTGTAAGAACTGATATGCGGCAGAAACCTATCTTGAAATACTGCGGCCTGACAATCATACTTAGTCAGCCTAGCAGGTTTGATTTGACTTCTAGGAAGCTACTCTCCGGTATCTCTGGCCAGTGGTTCTGCCAAGATGTTCTTCGAGACGGTGGAGGAATTCAAGTAGCAACCTGTGATGTTCGCACCAGTGATTTGAAAGAACCTTTCTTAGAAGTAACTCGTTCAGTTCTTTTGCTTGGAGAACGAGCTTTACATGACTGGGTTCCCGAAGCAGCGGACCAGGACTTACTTAAAGTCCGCGGATATGTATTTGGAGATAAGATCAAGATGCTTGCTTCCTTTACTCCAGTTGATGCCTTCGATATGAAAGACTACGAAGGCTCCTTGAACCCGGGTGTAGCTCAACTTGTTATCAGCGACACTGAAGACTCAGAGTTTGACCAGAAAAAGAGGGGAAGAACTGCGCGGTCCAATTTCAGATTTTGGTTGCAGGAAGATGCTAAGAAGCTCTGCCGGATTCACAAAGTAGGAATGCAGCCAATCCCAGATTTCCACTACAACATTAGGCCGTCACTTACTGAATGCTGCCAAGTCCTCAGAGAAACAAAAGGGCAGCACCTATACATAGATGTTGAAACGGATTCGGAATACAATATCAATACCTTCGGATTCTCCTTTGGCTCTACCGTCTATGTTGTTCCTATTCTTCGCTATAACTACCAGCCCGCCTACGATAATCTTCCTGAGTTCTTCCGCTCACTTGCAGTAGCTTTCCGAGATAACATTGTTGTAGCCCACAATGGAAAGTCCTTCGATTTCTTCCTGTTAGCTTGGCGCTATGGAATCATGATTGGCCGTGAAGTATATGATACTATGCTGGCGCAGCAGCGTTGCTTTCCCGAAGCAGAGAAATCTTTGAGTCACTGTATTTCTTTGTGGATAGACAACTGGACATACCATAAAGAAGATGGTGTCTTTATGCCAATAAATCCGCAGCAAGAACAAGCTCTCTGGAAATACAATGGACTAGATATTAGCAGCATGATTCTTGTGCATCAAGCACAGCAGCGTTATGCTGAAACAATTCCAGGACTCGGCGCTAGCATTAAACAAGTAAACCGTGCCATCCGTCCGTACCTCATCATGGAGATGACTGGGATAGCATACGACCAAGTTGAACTAGAAAAGCTGCTGCGTCATAATGATAGGATGATGATGCAACTATTGCGGTGTATGCAAATAATGCACGGCAGCGAGGTATCTCCTTTAATCAGCAACCAGAAATGCTGTCGATATTTCCATGATCTCCTTGGTTATCCAGCAGTTAAGCGAACTAAGACTGGTAATCCATCTTTCGATGAGAATGCTTTATTGGCTTTACAGCTGAAGCATCCTGATAATCCAATCATCGCTTACGTGATTGCGTTCCGAGCACTGAAGAAAGAATCAGGAACTCTCAAGTTTTTCCCCATGTGGAAGCAGCGGGGAATCTTACCAACAATAAATGAGTTAAAAGAACATAAGGAAAAATATGCAAACACAACCAGCTAGCACTGATAGATGCACCAGATGTAACAAACAACCAGCACTTGTTTGGACTTACGAAACAAAACAATTCGGTCCATTACGCCTAATCCTCTGCCGTAACTGTATGAGTTGGGCTATTGAGACATTACTGTTAGCAAGCACCAAGAATGTTAAAACCTTGCTACAAGCCATTAACGATCTGAAAACCGATTTGAGAAAAAATGAACAATCCACCACAAACGAATAAGATAGGACGCTTCGGAGAAAACGCTGGTCCAGTTCTCCAACAAAGTATAGAAGTCCTTAAAGAACGCGCTGGTCAATATGGCGATACTTGGGAATGCTGTGAATGGCTTGCCCTACGTAGTGTTGCGGAGAAGATGACTTTATACATATCAAAAGAAGAAGCTCGCAGACTCGCAGCCGCAGCTTTTGTTGACATGAAGTATTGGCGCATGATGGGTCCGTATAAAGAAGATACGCTAGTTGATCTTATTAACTACTCAGCAAACCTTGCAGGAGAAATGCAATGCCTACACAAGAATCCGCAAGAGTAAGTAGATACGCTGCCAAGTTGCGTCGAGAAATACTTGACACACTTGGTAATCAATGCTGGGCTTGTGGAAATAAATATCGACTTCAGATTGATCATATTCATGGGAGGGATTACCAAGTAAACAGACTGTCTTATGTCCACAGGCATATACGTTATCGCAGAGAACTCAAGGAAGGAAAGATTAGGATTCTCTGTGAAGACTGTAACTGCGGACACCAATTCCAAGGAGTAGATTTACCACACCCAACTAAACCATTCTAATGGACCAACCACGCTGCACTTGTGACTTCCTGCTAGGTAAGCCTGTGAATTTCCGTCGGGCTTCTGTAAAGAAGTTTGGGATTTTCGGAACTAACTTACAGAATCCAAGTAAACCCATCTGTAAGTTATATCACGCTGACACTGGAATGCTTCTATGTCAGACTGATCAAGCTGGCGCCGACGCCAAGATAGTTGCTTGGTTGTGTCCTCCGGATAGTAATTACAGGAAACTGTTTCTACATGGAGTCAAGCCGCATATCTTCGTAGCGTTACATCTATTTATTCGCGAATGGGAAAAAGCAATGGGCTGCGGCTTGGAATACTTCCTTCACCTGAAAATTGAAGACCTCAAAAAGCCACCTGAATGGAAGGAACTCTCAGACATTATTAAGTCCAGCGACAACTGGCCAGGAAGTCGTAGGTTCTATTTCATTGGAAAGAAAGTCGGACATTCTTCAAACTACTCTATGAAGGCGCCGACTTTCCGCACGGACATTCTGAAAGAATCAGAAGGCTCTATTGCTCTCTCACACGAAGAAGCTACTAGATTTCTAGCAACATATCATACTCTATTTCCTGAGATCGAACGGGATTTTCAAGCGGGAGTTCGTAGGAATATCCTTGAGAACGGAAGAACTCTCCGCACCTTCCAAGGATTTCCCAGGTATTTCGGTAAGTTGATTAACGATAAGTATTGGAGAGAGGCTTATTCTTATATTCCAGCAGCCACAGTTGCATGTATTACAGCGGAGGCAGTAGTAAACATGCAAACCTACATCGAAGACAACGGATTGAATTGGCACTTACTGAACGACAAACATGACAGCATGTTGATTGAAGCTCCCGAAGCAGAGATTCAAATCTGCGCAGCTAAATCTAGGGAATTCATGGAGCAGACTCTTACTAATCCACAAGGAGAAACTCTCAAGATGGGTTCAGGAGTATCTATCGGATACAACTGGCAACCTTACAGCAGCAAGAACACGAATGGACTAAAAGAAATATGAACAACTGGCTTATTGGAATCAATCAATGCTTCTGGAAACGGGACCA